TGTTCTTGTTGCTATTGCTTTCATGCTTTCTCCTTATTCTTTTTGCTTGCTTTAGGTTTATCTACATTGCCAAAGTTCAAATTACTAAACTTATTAGCATCTTCGACTGGCAGTTCTAATGAATCACCAGATTCATACCTTTTGCCTTGATAATAGGCAGTTTGGTTAAATGCGAATTTTACTTTCTTATTATCCATAGATTTTATTATACATAAAAAAAGGGCTACCGAAGTAGCCCTATATAAAAGTTAGTTATCTGGCTATGCTAGTTTCCATCCTCTGTTTTTATAGAGGTTGTCCCCACCGATTTCTTCCCAAATGATGTCGGTCAATTCTAATGATTCGTTAGTAGTAATTTTACCATTAAGCCAATCATTGTTTTCAAACTTACATTCAGATACAAATCTATCTAGTACAAATATGTCAGATAGCATTTCTTTGTTATTGTCATGTGACAATACTTTTTCAATAATTTCGTTTTTGAGTTTTAGTGTAATTTCTCTCATATTTAATATCTCCATACAGTTATCTTACTAAACCCTATCTAGTTTGCAACACTTTTAGTAAAAAAAAATATACTTTTTTTTATTATCGTCTGAAACCCAATAAAAAAAGGGCTACCGAAGTAGCCCTAAATTTAGATAAAAATACTATTAAGTAACAATATCTTTACATACGGAGAAGCTATCATCATGTCTAAGAGCTATGTCAAAGTCTTGGAAGAAAGCTAATCTTGTTGTACCTGCACTTGAACCTGTGTATGGGTCAACAATCACATCAACACCTGAATAGAACCCAAGCATTAGTTGTGAGAAGTCACCAAAGATTAAAGCAGATAGATTGCTACCTGAACCTTTTGTCAGGTCGCTAGGCACTAATGTGCTTGATAGGTAGTCATAACCAATGATTTTACCATCATCACCAAGAACAAATTGTGCTTCTGTTCCTGCTTTTGATAGTGTTCTTAGATTTGCTGTAACTTTTGGGTTACCAACAAATGCCACTGAACCATCATTTAGTATAGCGTTATCACTTTCAACTTTTTCAATCATATCAACAACATCTTGGAATGTTATTGCACCACCATTAGTGTCACAAGCAACAACGTTACCTGTTGAAGAAGCGATGATACCTGAAGGCTCATTTGAACCCCCACCTTCGATTGCTACTTCGTCAATCTTTCTTGCAAAAGAAGCGATAACATCATTTCTGAGTACAGCTTCGATTGAAGGGTCTGACTGAAGCATAAGCTTTCTTGAAATATCTAGCTGGCAAGCCAATGTCTTTGGAGACATTGTGACTTGTGCAAATGTTGCATTGCCTTCTGATGGTGCAGAATCTTCAGCAACAAATGAAACATTTGATGTTTCTGCTGACATTTTTGGTATCTGCACGTCACCTTGTAAGCCCTGTAAGGTTCTTGCACCAGCTCTAGCTACTACTAAATTAGCTTTTAAAGCTTCGATGAACTCGTCACCAAGATGGTCAGTTGGCTTTAGAAAACCACCAACATTATTTGTGCCGACCACTTGGTTAGCTCTGAAATTGATGCTGGTTGGCATATAGAATCCTCTAGCTGCTTTACCAGTTCTTGCTGCGATTTCATCAGAAACTTCTTTTTCTAGTCCTGAAAGTTTGCCCTGTGCAGATTCAGATACAGCTTTTAGCAAGCTATATTCTCTTTGCTCAGTTTCGTTCATATCCACATTTGATGGTAAATCAAGTGGCTTATCGTTTGCGATTGTCTCTAAAAGTGTTCCTCTGAATTGTGCAAGAGAAGCTCCGTTTGCTATAGCTTCATTAGCTAAATCTCTCTTATTGTGTTGTACACCTAAGTCAATAATAGCTTTTGCTTCTTTAGCAAAGTCTCTCTTCATATCCTGAACGTTCACTTCTGGAGCTTTTGTCTCTTCGACTTTATTTTCCATTTTTCTGTCCTGTTTAGAATTTGGGTTAATCTTAATTTGTGCCTTTTTCTCCTTAGACCTAGCGAAGCCGACTAGCCTGCTTTGGTCTGCTGGAATGGATACAGCACTTACTTCCAGAGGTGACCAAGAATTAACTCTATAGACGGGAACACCATCTCTCTCTTCTTCCTCTTTTTCCATACTGTTGACTTGATAGCCAACAGATATGTTTTGTCGTATGCCATCAAGCACGTCTCTGTAGACTTCATCAGCCATTTGATTTTTAGAGAAGCGTACTTTAGCTACTGTTCTTTTGTTCTCTGTATCGATACCAAACTCTTCGACTACACCGATTTGCTTAGTAGCATCGTGGTCGAGTAGTAATGGGCTTCTGCCTTGTGACATGAAAGCCATATCGATTTCATTTTCATTGTGTCCCAATACTTCCATGCCGAATCTTCTTTCGACTGGTTCTTCACTAGAGACACCAATCATAATTGTTCTGTTTTCTTCATCTATTTTGTTTCTGTCAAATTGAAAAGCTCTTTGTAGATTTTCTTCAGCGTAGAATCGCAACACATCTTCGTTTGCTTGTGCGACATATTCTTCTTCTGCTATTTGGTCAATCTCTTCTTTATCAAGACTTCTTTCTTCGTCATCGTTTTCTCTGATAGGATTTATTTTTGTGAGTGTTGAAAACTTATGACCAACTAATGTGTCGCTTTCTTCGCCACCACGATACACTCTGATGAGTGCTGCTGGGTCATCTTCTGAACCTGTGACTGTAAAATCGCTATCAGGGATATCGATAGTGCCATCTCGTTCTATTCTTTCAATCTTACCTCTAGCACGACCCCCTGCTGTATTCCAAGATACAAAGTCACCGACTTTCAACGCATCAGGAGCAGCTCTTTCTTCTTCGTCATCGTGATAAGGTCTTGCTTCATCATTTTCTTCTGGCATAGATTTGCCAAATTCTATAATGTATGAATCTTCTGTTTCACGCACATCTTTAATATGTCTTTCTACTTTATTGTCCATATCTTCTGCCATTCTACCATCATCTTCTTTCTTAAGTCTATCTACAATCGTTTTTGACCACCTAAAACCTGCATCACCACCCCATAATGCCCATGCAATACGACCATTAGACGGAAAACCATCTTCATCTGGGGTAAATCCTTCGCCTTGTTTGTCTACTTCATGTCGTGAGAAGAAAGAATACATACGTTTCACTGTCGATTCTGATAAGTTTTTACCACTGACAATGTCTCTAGCCCTAGCAATACCGACTGCTGTACCACCTCTGCCATGTTCTCTTCGCCAGTCTAAGCCCTTCTGAGCTTCTGATTTCATGCCTGCTGTTGGTTTATAACTTGCCATTTTTCTTCTTTTTACCGAATATTTTGTCCCAATTCTTATCGAATTGTTCTTGTTTGATATCTTTAGGTCTCTGTTTGCTGCCCTTGCTCATCCTCATCCTCTGCTTTCTGTATCTCAGCATCTAATGGCATCTTTGCAGCACCAAATGGTTGATATGCTGTCTTAATATCGTATTGTTTAGCCAGTTCTTCCTCTCTTTGATGTTGCTCGAATAGCTCTTCGACATCACGACCATAATTAGCCTGTATGTCCTGCATAGTCACAACACCTGCATTAAGACCATCGACATTAGCTTTGACTTCCTTAACTGGGTCAATCCAACCCCAACTTCTAGGATTAAATTCAACATTATCAGCGAATTTATCGTATTTATCTGGTGGCAACAAGAAACCATCTTTAAATGACATGGTTTGTAAAAGCCATTTTTGAAAGACTGGCTCAATAAAATGGTCAATCATAAATCTCTGCAAAATCCTGAAATTGTCACGTTCTTCTAGTGTGCCTTGTCTAATTGATGAGTAATTGACACCTTCTAAGTTGTTAGCTAATGACACATAAGAAACACCCAATCCTGATGCAATACCTCGCAACACTGATTTATGGAAAGCATCGAAACCTGATGTCGGATGTTGTGGGTCAAATGATTGGAAACCCATGCCATCTGGTAATTGTTCAAATGTCCCTGCTTCTGCGTTCATGACTGGTGAGTAATCATCATCGGTATCTTCACCTGTATAACCATCACCAGCAGGCGAAGTGAAGAAACCCATTTTTGATGCCCCAACACGTGCTGCGACAAGCTCTGCTTCTTCATAACCATCTAACATCTTTAGTCTGTTCAGTGCTGTCGTCATAAATGGTAGACCTCTGGTTTGTTCTGGTCTATCTAGTTGATACGCATGAATAATATCTTCGGCTGGCACTTCAATGTGTGTCCTGTCGTGTCGACCAAATTGTTTATTATGGGGATGTTCTTTAAATAAAAAGTAGCTAACTGGTTTTTTGTATTTGTCTAATTTAACACCCATGATAATTTCTTGACCATTGTTCATCACTTTGTTTTCTTCTTCGTCAAGATAGTCAGCATCTAAAAACTGGATGCGATAAGGGTCGTTAGGATTGTTAGATGTAATGTGTCTGACTAAGACTTCACCATCTCTAGCTAAAGTTTCAATAAATAGTTTTTGGGCATCTAAGAATGATAGTTTGCCATCGATAGTACAGTTGCCCCTCTTACTCCATTTAGACCATTCTCTTTCTAGCACATTGTTGCCAATAATATCTAAACTATTGTCAGCGTTGCGTGCTTTGGATTGTAGCCTAATGCCATTCTGCCCAACCACATTCGTAACTAATAATTGTAAATATCTTTTTGCGTAATCGTTATTGCGTGCTTGTTCACGACATCTATCCCTTATCTTTCTGATATTGAATCTGATATTGCTATCAGCATTGGATGACCCACTAATCCAGTCAGCAAACAAATTACCTGATTGCGTAGCTTTGTAATTTCTAAATTTTCTAACTGCTTTTTTACGTTGTTTGAATAAGTTGTCCCAGATTGCCATAGTTAAAACCTTGCTTTAATTGTATTGCCTGTGTCTTGTTTGTTTTTGATTCGCCATTTCTTAAGTTCACGATTGTACTCTGCTCTGTATCTATCACGAAATCTCATCAAGTCATCAATAGACATTCTTGATAATGACCGACCTGCAATGCTGTAGCTCATTTGGTCTTGTGATGCTCTGTTTTCTAAGACAGCTTCAATAGCATCCAATACCTTCTTGGCATGGCTTCTGTGGTCAGCATTGGTATCGGCAAAGTTGAGTTCTATTTTGGCATAGCCATCGTCTATGGCTATTCTTTCACTGTCTGACGTTCTAGTAATAAATGCGTACCAATGGAAATCACCAGTAGCATAATTAGCTGTAGTGGCACTAGCTATTTCAATTAAGTAATCATCAGTAGTTTCTGTCGCTGTTAGTGTAAATTTGTGTGAGCCACCACCACCACTATCTTCGTGGAACTCATAAGTTAATGCGTAATCTGCTGTTGGGTAGTCAGCAACTAAATCTGGTCGTCTCCAAGTCCATCTGTCGCCTACTACTAAAAGGTCTGGTTCTTGCTTAGGGTAGTTATCTCTATCAAATAAATTAGCCATGTGAAATACTTTAACCTAAATTATAGCTATTCTTTCCAAGAATTGACAAAATTCTTTGGCTTTCTCCTGTAT